CAGCCAGTTCCCGGACCCCGTCATCCTCGACACCGAGGAGGGAACGGGGCAGCTCGACGTGGCCCGCGTGGTGTGCCACGAGGCGACGGAGCTCGAGGCCGCCATGCACGACCTTGCCCGGGACGCCCAGGGGTTTCGGACGGTGGTCATCGACTCTGCCGACTGGGCCGAGCGGCACATCGTCGACGCACTGCTCCGGAAGTCCGGCAAGAAGTCGATCGAGGACTTCGGTTTCGGCAAGGGCTACGTGATGCTCTCCGAGGCCGTCGCCAAGGTCCTGGCCGTCTGCGACCAGCTCGTCGCCCGCGGTCTGCACGTAGTTTGGGTTGCCCACTCGAAGGTGGTTCGCACGAGTCCTCCCGACGAGACGGACGGGTTCGACCGGTACGAGCTGAAGTTGACGAAGCAAACGGCCCCGCTCTTCAAGGAGTGGTGCGATGCCCTGCTCTTCTGCAACTACCGGACGCAACTCATCGAGGGGGCCGACGGACGCAAGAAGGGTCGCGGCGGCAAGGAGCGGGTGATGTACGCCCAGCGGGCGGCGGCCTTCGACGCGAAGAACCGCTACGGCCTGCCGGAGTCCATGCCCATGGAGATCGGGCAGCTCGAGCGGGTTTTGCATGGCTCATCGGCGGCGACGAAGGCCGCTGTCGGCCCGGCGAAGAAGGGCCTTCGGCAGATGATCGCGGAGGCGGAGACGGTCGAGCAGCTCGGCCAGATCGGCGACCTCATCGACGAGCAGACGAGCAAGGGGCGGCTGACAGAGGAACAGGTCGCCGAGCTGATGGGCTGCATCAACTCCCGCCACGCGGAGATCGAGCCGCAGGGGGTGGCCTCGTGACCTGGTGGTCTTTCTCCGAGATGCGGGCCGAGCCGCGCGGCAAGTCGTGGCTCCGCCGTCAGGAACTGATCGACGCACTCCGGGCCGAGGGCTTTGACATCGGGCCGTTTCAGGTTCGCCAGGCGGTGATCCAGAGCGGCCTTCCAAAGCCGGAGAAGCGGTACGGGCATTTTCACTACACGCGGGAACACATGGAGGCGGTCCGAGCGTATGCGGTCCGCGAGGGTTTCGTGACGGGGAACAGGATATGAGCAACGCATGGTGGGACGACGGCGACACGGCGACCGCTGCGAACGAGGCGGCACCGGTCCGGGATCTCGTGCCCGAGGGGCTGCACGATTTCACGATCAAGCAAGTGATCGAGTCCGAGGAGCGCGTCGAAGTACGCCTGGTGCACGACGACAAGTCGTGCGGCTGGGTGTTCGACCGGCTGAACAAGGGCAACGGCTACGCGAAGGCCAGGTGCAAGAGCCTAGCCGGTGCCCTGGGGATCGCCGCCGATAGATGGCAGGACGCCGTGGCCGCCGGCGATCTTGAAGGTCGTCGAGTCCGTGCCGAGATCTGGCACAAGGTCGGGAACGACGGCCGGACGTTCGTCAACGTGTCGCACTACAAGCCGACCGAGCAGGCCTCAGAGGCTGCACCGGCGGCCAGGCCTGCGGCTGCCAAGCCGAAGAAGCCGGCCCCCCAGGCCGTGGACCTCGCCCCCGATGACATCCCCTTCTAGGAGACCAGCCATGGACGGCGACGAGTACGAAGACCGCGACACGATCGAGGTCAGCCGGGCCCGCCGGCGGATGATTGCCGAGCTCGACCAGGAGATCGCCGAACTCCAGGACCCGGCCGTCCTCGAGGAGATGCGGCGGGAGTCGGAGCTGCGGAAGAAGTGGGAGTCGCTGCCGCCTGTGCGGCTGCGGCCTGGTGTGGCGGGCCATCGGCTGTCCGAGCAGGAGGAGGCCCTGTTGGACCGGGAGGGGTACTGATCGACTCGGCCGCTCCCGGCCGCAGGGGCTGCACATCTCGGCCCCGGGGAGAGCGCCGCCGGCGGTCGCGACATAACACCGGCAAGCGGGCAACCAGGGGCCGTCCTCCCGGAAGCCTGGACCCGCCGGCCGCCCCACGTCACGGGGCAAACACACGGAGGACGACAAGTGGCCGGAAATCACATGGACATAACTCTGAGGCACATCAGGCTCGCCAAGAGGAAGTTTCCTCCAATACCTGGCTCGAAACTGCTGCGCGCGTCCTGCGGTCGTTGCGGGCAGCCGATTCGCATAAGCGCTGACCGTGCCGTGTCGTGCCTCATGAGGAGAGCTGGCCCGATGTGCGTTGACTGCGACGACGGTTTTGAGCGTTTGCACAGGTCGAAAGCTTCTGTGCTGACTCCGAGGCAGGCCGCGTGCCTGAAGAAAACCACTGGCGGATGAAGCGCCGCAAACACACGGACGCTAAGGACTCACGGATGGGAACCTACATCGAAGCCAACGCCGACCTACCGCTCGTGGCGCTCTGCCGCCGGTCGGACCCGCCGACCTCGAGGTCGGCCGCGGCCAACGCCCCGGCGTTCACCGGCAGCCACGAGGGGCGGATCCTGGCGGCCCTGGCGGTCGGGCCCGGGACGAAGGACGAGCTCGCGGCCCGGTGTGGTTTGACGGAACAACAGGTCGCGCGGCGGATGAACAAGCTACGGCTAGACGGGAAGGTGGTTGAGATCGGCGAGGCGGTCTCGCCGACTGGGAATCGGGAGATGAGGTACGGGAGGGCTGCGCATGGCCGGTGAATGGGTCCCATACGACGTTTGCCTCCCACAGAAGCCGGAGGTCCTCGAGTTGGTTGACCGGACGGGCCTCGAGCCCGACCAGGTCGTCGGCCGGCTCGTGATGCTCTGGGGGTGGGCGGCTCTCAACTGCTCCGACGGGACGGCCCGGATGTCGGTCCGGCTCCTGGGGCGGCTGTGCGGTGGAGACGAGGGGTTCTGGCGTGAAGTCGAGGCGGTGGGGTGGCTCGTGATCGACGCGGACAACGGAACTGTGGCGATCCCCGGATGGGAGCGTCGGTTCTCAAAGTCCGCGAAGTCCCGGGCCCTGGAAACCGTGCGAAACCAGGTCGCAAACGCCAAAAAGGACCCCGATACGCGCGCGGCGCGTACGTGTACGCGCGCGGCGCGTGCGCACAACGCGCGCGGCGCGTCAGAGAGAAGAGATAGAGGAGATAGAAGTTCTTCTTCTTCCCCCGTGGATGCTGCGCAGGCCCAGGAGGGCAGCGGCCCTGCCGGGCCGCCCGACTGGGAGGCCCTGCGCCAGGTCTGGGCGGCAGCCGTCAAGAAGGGCACGGGACGCCCCTGGAAGCTCCACGAGCCCCCGGACAAGGCCGCCGACCGGCTGGCCGAGCCCGGCTGGTTCGAGAAGGCCCTGGCGGCCATCGAGGCCCTGCCACGGTGCCGGTACTTCCGCGACCCGGTGACCCTGGCCCAGCTCGTGGCCCCTGGGTTCGTCGACAAGGTCCTGGGCGGGCAGTTCGACAACCCGCGGGACCACCGGCCGGCCGGCGGCTACCGGGGCCCGGAGGACCGCGGACCGCCCCAGGCGTTCTCCGGGGACGACGCGGCAAGGTTCGAGGCCACGAAGCGGGCCCTGGCAGAGAAACTCAGGGAGGGTGCGGCATGAGCTATTGCGTGGAACTGGACGTTGCGACACCGGACGAAGAGGCGGCGTCGGTGGCGGGTGTGCACCTGGCCCCGTGGGTGGCCGCCCAGGCGAGCGTGATCCGTGCGCGGCACATCGCCCAGCGGATGGCCGAGACCGAGGAGGCAACGCGGGCGATGATCTGGAAACGCGAGCGGCGGGAGAAGATCGCGTAGCACCGCCTCCCTGATTCTCCGCCAGCCTCCCCGGCGAGAATCCGGTCGGAGGCACCGATGGAGATCGACCGGGAAACGCTCGCGAAGTTGGCGGCCGTCGCGTTTCACGGGGACGAGCTCGCGGACATCCCCGAGAAGATCTGGGTCGACTGCTACGAGGGGGTCGCCTTTGTCCGGGCCTCGTGGGCGACGGGGCTTACGGCTCACCGCACGAACTGCCTCGAGGAACTCCGCGACATGGTGGCCTTGGCGTACCAGGTCGACGCGGTGGCCGTGGCCTACTGGCGGGATCTGCCCTGGGATCAGATCAACCAGATGGCCCAGGAACTCCAGGGGGTCCGCTGACCGCGTTCGCTGGACTCACCCTCCAGGTGATCTACCGTCGACGGTCGCATGGATGCGACCTCGATCACGTTCGAGATCCCAGGGGATGCCGTTCCCCAGCCGCGGGCCAGGGCCACGCGCGGCGGGCGGATGTATACGCCCACGAAGAACGGGATCGGGACGTTCAAGGAAGCGATCGCCTTGGCCGCGAAGATGGCGGCTGTCCATGCGGACCTCTGCCCGGCTGATGAAGCCGGCTACGCGATCGAGATCGAGTGTGTGTTCGCCAGGCCGCCGAGCCACCTTGGCGCGACCGGCTGGCCCAGGCCGTCGGCCCCGCGGTGGCCGGGGCTGCGGACCGGGGACAACGACAACCTCGAAAAGGGCATCTGGGACGCGATCACGAAGTCGGGGGCCGTCTGGCGTGACGACTCGCAGATCGTCCAGAACGGCCTGCGGAAGCGCTACGCCGCCCACGGCGAGGCAGCCAGGACGATCGTCACCGTCCGGAGGCTGCCGCCGTGACCGGCCGCCGCTCTCGGAAACGGGTCCTGACGACTGCCGAGGAGCGGACCATCCGCAGGGCGGTCGCCGCCGGGTCCACCGACCGCGAGGCGGCCGCAGCCGCCGGGGTGTCGGCCAGGCGGTTCTACCTGGCGAGGGATCACGAGCTGGCCGACATCCCCAGGAACAAGCGCGGCCCGCGAAACGATCGCGTCTACGGTCCGCCACCGGAGCCCGAGGACCTGCCCATCGAGGAGATCTACCGCCGCGCCGCCGAGCTGCGGGCCGAGCGGTGGAGCGAGGACGAGGCGGCCGCCAGGTGGAACCCGGGATTCTCCGGCCCCGTCGCCCCGTAAGTTGGTGGCATGGCAAACGTCTCCACCCTGCCGGGCACGCTCAACGTCACCGTCAAACGCGGCGACGAGCTGGCCCAACTGATCGACTTCTCGGTCGACCTCACCGGCTACACGTTCGAGGCCGAGGTCGTCTCGGCGATCACCGGGGCCTCCGTGGCCGAGCTCACCGTGTCGGCCGTCGACCTCGAGGATGGGCAGGTGAACCTGGCCCTCTCCGAGGCTGACTCGAGCGGCATCGCCCCGGGTAGCTACCTGTGGCGGCTGGTGTGGACGGCCCCCGGCACGGTCCGCCGGACCGCCCTGGAAGGCATCTTCGAGGTGGTGCGCTAATGCCGATCAACGTCAACGTCCAGAACGAAGCGATCGAGGTCTCGACGAGCGGCCAGACCGTCTCGGCGAACGTGAGCGGCGGCCAGGGCCCGCAGGGCCCGGCCGGGGCGGCCGGTGGCGCGGGCCCGGCAGGGCCTGCGAACACGCTCTCGATCGGCACCGTCGAGGCGGGAGAGGAAGCCGCGGCCACGATCACCGGAACGGCACCATCGCAAACGCTGAACCTGGTCCTCCCACAGGGCGAGCCGGGGCCGGCCGGAGAGCCGGGGCCGCAAGGTGATCCCGGACCGCAAGGTGAGCAAGGCCCCCAGGGGGAGCCCGGGCCGGCCGGCGACCCAGGGGAGCCAGGACCGCAAGGAGATCCCGGGCCAGCCGGGCCTGCCGGCGAGGCCGGGCCCACCGGCCCGCAGGGCGACCCTGGCGTAGTCTCTGCCACGGCTCCGATCACCTACTCGTCTCAGACTGTGGGCATTTCTGTGGGCACGGGCCTGACGACTTCCGGCGGCTCGCTGATTGTGAGCTACGGGTCGAGCGCCGGCACGGCCTGCGAGGGCAATGACGCTCGGTTGTCGGATGCCCGCACACCCGTCTCTCATGAGCATAGCGCATCTGCGATTACCAGTGGCACCGTCGCTACCGCCCGCCTCGCCAGCGGCACCGCCAACAGCACCACCTATCTGCGCGGTGATCAGACGTGGGCGACCGTTTCCAGCGTTGACGCGAACACCATCTTTCATCCGTTTTTGTTGGGGGGCATGTAATGCCGCAGACGCACCGGGTTTTGGGACAGAGCAACCCATCAGCCACGACGGCCACCACGCTCTACACGGTGCCGTCATCGACGCAGGTGGTCTGCTCAACGCTGACGATTGCCAACATCGGGACGGCGGCCACGACCTACAGGGTGGCGGTGAGGCCAGCCGGGGGCACGCTCGCCAATCAGCACTACCTCGCTTATGACGTGGCAATCGCTGGAAACGACACGGTTTGCCTGACGCTCGGAATCTCGCTCGCCGCCACCGATGTGGTGACGGTCTACGCTGGCAACGCGAATCTCGCCTTTAGCCTCTTTGGGTGCGAGGTCACATGAGCCTCCGCAGGCAATACACAATGAGCGCTGCGGCCGGACGGTCGCTGAAAACTGCCCGTCAGCCTTGGGTCGGTTACGCGCCGACGGCTGTCACCACAAGCGTGTCGTCTCTAGTCAACGTCAGCGCCACATCGCCCAACACTAAGACGGCGTGGACGCAGCTATTTTCTGCGGCACAAAACACCAGCGACACAGGAATGATGCTGCTGTATACGCCGCTGACTATTTATGCAGGCAACAACGGCGCGCTTTATGACATAGGCATTGGCGCGAGCGGATCGGAAACGGTCATCGCGTCCAATATTGGCTGCGGCGGCTACGAAGCCAACGGCAGCCAGCCTGCGATCCTGCTGCCTGTATTCATCCCGTCAGGAACTCGCGTTGCCTATCGCGGACAGGTGGCGGCCTCTGGATCGCAGACCCTGTATGCAGTGGCGTTTCTGATGCGTACGGATTTTATGGAAGTTCTGCCTCGTTCTTTAGACGTAATTGGTACATCGACAGCAACCAGCCGCGCAACGGCGCTGTCTGGCGCGAGCGGCACCTATACGCAGATCACAGGCGCTACATCGCGGGCGTACCAGTCCGTCATCCTGTATCCGAGCGCTGGGAGCAAAACGGGAATTTCCGCAAACTTCCGCTTGACGTTAGCAATCGGCCCACCCGGAAGCGAAGTTGACTTGTGCAGTTGTGAGGCAAACCAGCAGGGCGGCGGTACTTTTGCAGTATCGAACAGTTTTTGTTCGATTGTTTCGCTGCCAGCCGGGCGCTACATCCCGGCCGGATCGCGGCTCTCTGTCAAACACAACATAGCTGCGAATCCTGACCGCGTAGAGTGCTGCGTCATCGGGGTGCCGTATGGCTGAGAGCTGGTTTGCCGTCATCCAATGCGACACGGGAGAAGCGTATTCAGTCGGCACAGACATTGCCGACCCGATGCCTGCTGAGTTCGTCGCCATCCCGCTCTCGGATGCCAACGCCGACGCGCTCAACAAGGGGCGTGGCTACTGGGATGCGGCGAGCCGGTCGGTGGTGATGCGACCGGAAGCGGAGTGGCCGGTGCTGCCGGGCTAGTTGCCGTACACCCACAAGAGAGCGCCATGCCGTCCCGCCTGGAACGCTACCGTCCGGCTCGTCTGAAGGCTGACACAACCAAGGAAGTCGAGCACTACCGGACGGCCGATTGGAAGGCGCGGCGCGTGCGGATCCTGGTCCGCGATGCGTACCGCTGCAGGAGCTGCGAGCGTGTGGTCTACGGGAAGAAGGCCCACGTCGACCACATCCGCCCGCTCGAGGACGGCGGGACGGACGCGGACGCGAACCTTCAGGTCCTGTGCGAGTCGTGCCATGGG